ATGCTCAATGACTTCAAAAGCAATGATGGTGTCGTATTGTTCTAGTGGATAAGTGTTGATGTCGGCATTAACAAATTTGTTAATACCATCCCATCCTTGTGCTTTGGCGTTTTCAATGATTTTAGGGTCGTAATCTAACCCCGTATATCAATGTCTTTTGGCAAAAATTGTCGGCCATAGCCATTAGAACAACCTATTTCTAATACTTTTTTGCCAAGTAGATTATCTCTAGCCCAAAAGTAACGAGCCGATTCTCTTGGGTAAACTGGATCACCTTTTAAAAATACAGCCCGTTCATAGTTGTTCATCAACTTATTTACTTCATCTTGTCTTATCATATTTTTATATTATTAAACGATTACCCACCTTGATCCAGTAGGGATAGTTACTGTAACTCCAGTATTAACTGTAATTTTACCAGCACTCATGCCATTTTTACCGCTGGTCATTGTGTAATTGCTGGTGATGGTTTGTCCGTTTTCCAAAACAACGCCACCAGCGGCCAATGTTGCAGTACCAGAATATCCTGAATAGCCAGAATACCCAGATGCTCCAGTTGCTCCAGTTGCGCCTGAAAATCCACTATATCCGCTAGTGCCAGTTGCACCAGTAGCACCAGAATATCCTGAATAACCGCTAGTACCTTGTGCGCCAGTTGCACCGCTATAACCACTATAGCCAGATGTTCCTTGTGCGCCAGTTGCTCCAGAGTAACCGCTATATCCAGATGCACCATTTGTACCATTTGTGCCGCTATAACCAGAATAACCAGATTGGGCTAGTAGATTCCAATAAGTAGTGTTTGTTGGTATTTGGTTAGTATTAGCCAAAATACAGTAGTAGCTAGAACCATTGTAAGAAACAATATTTCTAATTACATAAGCGGTTGAACTAGACCATGCGCCTAGCCAAGTATCGCTTGATCCAGAATATCCTGAATAACCAGAAATTCCAGAAAAACCACTATAACCACTAATTCCAGAACCACTATATCCAGAATATCCACTTGTGCCAGATGCGCCAACTGCTCCTGAATAACCAGAGTAACCAGAAATGCCTGATCCAGAATATCCACTATAGCCAGAAATACCGCTAAATCCAGATAAACCTTGTGCTCCAGAATATCCACTATAGCCGCTTACGCCTGATCCAGAATAACCAGAATATCCACTATAACCTGATACGCCAGAACCGCTGTAACCAGATATACCAGAATAGCCAGAAATTCCGCTGTAACCCGAATAGCCACTAATACCGCTATATCCTGATTGGGTATACATTACTTGAGTTGCGGTAACAATTACACCTGGCGTTACTGGCACAGTTGGCCCAGTCTGTGCGCTAGTTGTTGTAATAGAAATGCTTGTATTAGAAACTGCCCAAGCTAATTGCAAATAATCACCAGCGGAAACTGTTAAAACATAATTAACTGCGGCAATTAACGCACCAGCACCGCCATGCGCTGTACCTGGCACATTGTAAATAGAATTACTATCTGCAACATCAGAACCATTTTTTCTTAGCCATACATCGACATTATCGCCATTGGAATCTGAATTTGCAAATTGCAATGAATATTCAAGATTGTATGTACCAGCATTTGCAAATTTAATTTGATTACCAGAAACAATGCTTACGCCATTAGCTTCAAATTGACTACCAATGTTTACAACATAAGCTGTTGTTGTATTTGCGGCAGTTTGATTGGTTGTGTCATAAAAAGAACCATAAAAGCCTTGTACGCCACCGCCACCGTTTTGACCACTAAATCCTGAGTAACCAGAAATTCCAGAATAGCCACTTTGACCAACTGCGCCAGAATATCCAGAAATTCCAGAATAACCAGAATAGCCACTTACGCCAGAGCCAGAATATCCGCTGTAACCAGAGTAGCCAGAAACACCACTACCGCTATAACCAGAGAATCCGCTAATTCCTGAGTAGCCGCTGTAACCGCTATAACCAGAAACGCCACTACCAGAATAACCAGAAATGCCGCTGTAGCCAGAATATCCAGATACACCTGATCCGCTATAGCCTGAGTAACCGCTATATCCACTTACACCACTACCCGAATATCCGCTAATGCCAGAATATCCAGAGAATCCGCTGATGCCAGAGTAACCACTTATTCCAGAATAACCTGATGCACCATTAATTCCGCTATACCCAGAAATACCAGAATAGCCAGAATATCCACTAATGCCGCTACCCGAATATCCAGAATATCCTGATACGCCAGAACCAGAGTAGCCACTAATACCAGAATAGCCACTAAATCCAGAAATACCACTATAGCCTGATAATCCATTTTGCCCACTTATTCCTGAGTAGCCGCTATATCCCGATACTCCGCTACCAGAGTAACCGCTGATTCCAGAAAATCCAGAATATCCACTTGTGCCAGATTGTCCGACTGCGCCAGAATATCCTGATATACCGCTAAATCCTGAGTAACCAGAAACACCGCTACCAGAATAGCCTGAAAATCCACTAAAACCGCTTATACCGCTAAATCCAGACCAACCCGATACACCAGACCCAGAATAACCAGAAAACCCGCTATAACCGCTTATACCGCTTCCGCTAAAGCCAGATATACCAGAGTAACCAGAATATCCAGAAATGCCTGAGAAACCGCTGTAACCAGAAATACCAGAGTAACCCGAAAAACCAGAATAACCAGATGTGCCTGGTGGCCCTACAATTTCACCTACATTATTCCAAGTTGTGCCAGACCATACATAAAGATCGCCATTGGAAGAAACAATGTAAGCATCATTTGGAAGATTGCCTGTTGCTGGTAAATCGGCTGGTGTAGCAACCGTGCCTTTAATATTAATGGATGTACCTTGTTGGCCACTATAACCACTAAATCCAGAATAACCACTTACACCTGATCCGCTGTAACCGCTTATTCCGCTAAAACCAGAGAAACCAGATAAACCACTAGCACCGCTATAGCCGCTAATACCGCTAAACCCACTATAGCCAGAAACACCAGAACCCGAATATCCACTAAATCCAGAAAATCCAGATGTACCACTAAACCCAGAATATCCACTTGTGCCACTCCCTGAGTAACCGCTGATTCCAGAAAAACCGCTATATCCCGATATACCGCTTTGACCAACTGCGCCAGAAAATCCAGAAATACCAGAAAAGCCACTATATCCACTTACACCTGATCCGCTATATCCACTAAATCCTGAATAGCCAGAATAGCCAGATGCACCATCGTGTCCAATAGTTCCGTTTTGACCAGAATAGCCACTAAATCCAGATTGGCCAGATTGTCCTGATTGACCGCTATATCCAGAATATCCGCTTAAACCTTGTGGGCCAATTAATCCACGATTAATGCTAATCGTCTGATTTGGTGGGGTAGTTACTTTAACTGTCTGCCGTGCTTGTGGCACTACAGATACGGACACATTGTTTTGATCCGTTACATTAACTTTTATGCCCATGATTACTCCACAACAATGCCATCAGAGCGGATCAAAAACAACAAAAAGATGATGTAATCATTAGCGGGGTTTGATCCTGATGCGGGAAAACTAATCTTAATGCGACCAGAATACGCTACACAATCTTGTGCGGCAATATCTAATTCTGGATCATCAGCCATTAGCCCCCAGGTTGAATCGTTAATAACTAGGGTAAATTTGCCTTGTGCGGCAACTTCATTTGTAATAGTAAGGCTTACTGGCGTTGGAGTTGGTATGTAATCACCAATATCAAACGACAAACCATATCTTGAATCTTGAAGATTTGTTACGGTTCTGCGAATAATTTGTGCATCAATCGTGGCAGATGTTAAATCTAATGGCGTAATGCCATCAGATGCTACGATGTCTAAATTCCAATAAGTTTGTTGCTCCCAAACCAATTCACCAGCAATACAGGGATTGTCAAATCCGCTGACTTGCGTAATAGTATTCTGACTGAACATTGCCATGATTAATCCAATTCTCGATATAGCCCCTATGCCCTCACAGGCGGCTTTAAATCATGTCTTATTTTATCAGCCTATTAAGGCATTTACTTCAGCTTGTGTTAATTTGTTCATTATCTAAATACCGCTACTGATACTTTATTTTGATCAAGTTGGTTAGCGGCATTATCCATAGTGGCAAGATAAAAAGTTGTTGTGGTTGGGTTACTACTGTGGTTAAGTGCTACAAATCCAGCATTGTTTCCATCTGAAGATAATCTTTGACCCATTCCAACAACATCATAGTTTGCATCAGTTAAAGCATTAGTAAAAACAATAGTATATAAACCAGTTCCAGTTCTTGTTACCGATGCAATATTATAAGAAGCATTAATTGCTCCAGTCGTTCCAGTAAAACTTACCCAAGCAGCACAAGCAGCATTTTGAGTGCTACCACTTGGGAATGTTATTCCATTACTTCCGTCTAATACTAAAGACATAACGCCTCCTTAGGCTGGATTAGCAATAGCTACTAAATCAATCGTTGTTTTTGCAGACGCAATAGCAGTACGACCAGCAGTTAGATTAGCTGTAAAGTCTGCATCGCTTGGGGTGTTTTCAATACCAGCTAATGTGTTTAATTGACGCTTTTGGGCTACTTGAACCGCAGCAGCATTAAAGTCACGCAGTTTGTGGGCTTGGGCTGTTGGGAAATCTACAGTAACAGTAGAGCCGTCTAGCTTCCATGCGTCAAAAAAAACGGAATCAGCACCCTGAGGTAATGTGCTGTCATCCACGATAATAGCCCCTGCTGGGGCATCCTTCGCCAAAACTTCATTAATGGGTAACTCACCAGTTGGCACGCATACCGAAACGCCCCCATTACTATTGCTATAAATAATTACACTTGCCATTTTATTTTTCCTTTAATTAATCAAAAACTGCTGCGACAATAACAGTATTATCTTGTGAACCTGCGCCATTATTAGATGTTGCAATTATGAAAGAAGAAGTTGTTCCAATAGCAGATGAAGTAGCTGCCCAAGGAGAGCAAAAACCGCCTTGAACAGCAGGAACAGCTAATGAGTTTGGAATAGCTACATAATTAGTATCTGCCATAGCATTTGAAAAGGTAACAGTGTAGTTACCAGTTGAGTTTCTTGTTACAGAGCTAACATTGTAAGATTTACGAACTGTAATTGCGCTTGATACATAACCAAAATTTACCCAAGCCTTTGCACTACCATAAATGGCATTATCCGTAGCAGTTGAGTTTCCTGCTCCGTCTGAAATTACATCACATACGATTGTTCCTGCCATGATTTATCCTTATGAACTAATTACAATGCAATTAACAAGTGGTGCATTTTGACCGCCACCGCCATTGTTCATTGAAGTTATCCTAACAGCAGAAGCGGTTTGTGAATTAATTCCGCCAAAACCATAACTACCGCCCACTTGGCAAGTTTCTGAATAAACTGCTGAATAAGTTGAATTTGGCATTGCAGTAGTAAAATTTACTGAATAATCCCCCGTGCCATTTACAGTAATACTTGATACATTAAATGAACCTAATATCGTATTTGTATTACCATTGTAATTTATCCATGCCTTAGCTACTCCTAAATAAGCATTATTAGTGCTAAATAGACCTGTATCGGTGTTTATGACATTCGCCACTAAAGTTCCCGCCATTACGCTACTCCTTTTTGTCTAGCCCATTGACGCTTTGCGGCATCGGACAATTTCTGTTTATGTTCTTCGGTTATAACCTGACGACTGCGGGCTTCACGAATCTTAGCCTTAGTTTCTTCAAATACAATTTTACCAATTTGTTTAGCTGCAATTTTTTTAGCAATTTCAGGGTCTCTTTTCCGACCACGCAACTTTGCTGCCATTTTTTCATAAGACTCTTTGGGTCTTTTAGATTGTGCTGCTGACATATTGGCAATAGCTTCAGGTGTATGTTTTTTACCCAGTTTAGCTAAACGCATCTTTTCAATGGCTTCTTTGGATGATTTGCGACCTTTATGGGCTTTGCTTATCTTAGCTTTTGTTTCATCAGACACTTTGCCAGCAGTCTTGCCGCCATGCTCCAAATTATACCCATTTGGTACTCGGCAATCCATTACTTTAATCCAAAATCGTTCAATGAAGTTCAATGTTGCTTGATTGTTAATACCACTACAAATAACCTCATAAGTGAAGTTTTCTGTGCCATATTTCCTATATGCTTTAGTAATCAGTTTGCCATGTCCTCTGCGGTCGCCAACAGTCGTCTGACCGACATATTGCTTGCCGTTCAGCTTGTTGTCTACGAGGTACACATGACCCAACATAATTTATCCTTAAACGATTACCCAACGACTGCCTGTGGATACTGTAACAGTTACACCAGAATTAATAGTAACTGTTCCAGCGGTTGAAGCATTAGAACCAGATGGAATAGTGTAATTAGCAGTAATAGTTTGACCATTTAATACAAATATTTGGTCTGATCCACCGCCAGTTGCACCACCGCCAACCGCTGTCCATTGACTGCCATTATATCCTTCAAATTGTAATGTATCAGTATTAAATCGTATATATCCCGATGAGGGGCTTACATCCCGTTGAGCCGTTGTGCCTACTGGCAAAATTTCAGAACCAGTTAAAGCGGTAATAATTTGTAAGGCTATTTTGGCCGCTGATACT